TGCTGGCAAAGTCCGTGACTATATTTTAAACGTAAAAAACTTCAACAAAATAATTGCGACAAGGTACAAGAAGGAGATGAGAAGATGGAAGATGTTTTATATACAGTAGCAGAAACAGCTAAATTATTAAAAACAAATTCAAATTATGTATATGAATTAATTAAAAGAGGTTTGCTACCAGCTTTAAAACTTGGAAGCTATAAAGTAAGAAAAACAGCTTTAACGAATTTCTTAGAAAAGAATGAAGGGAAAGACCTAACGGATTTAGATAACATTATTAGTTTAAATATGAAAGGAGATGATAAATATGTATAGTTTATTTGAGGTAGCATTTTTCATTTTATATTTTGTAGTAAAAGCAATAAGATTTATATTGTTTTTACTAACATTACAAATAGTAATTTATAGATTAAGTGGATTCAGTATTTACAAGTTTGTAATGAGAAAGGCAAATAAATTAGTAAGGGGGATTTTATAATGAGAAGAAATGAGAAAGACCAATACGAAAAAAGAAGCGTTGATTTGGCAAGACAATGTAAAAATTTTCAATTGGATATTGAAAACAGAGAATATTTAATAAAAGAGCAATATCAAAGAATAGATAGAAAACAAGCTTCTTTCCTAAAAATATTAGATGAGTGTAAGGATAATAGTTATAAATCGCTACATGAATTTAGAGAAAAAATAAAAGAGTTAGCAGAGACTGGAATCAAATACTAACTCATAACAATTGAATTTGTAAGCAAATTCTCATTTATTATACAAATTTTTAGTGAAGAAGTCAAGAGAGGAGAAAAAATGTTTGAGGAACAACAGAAAATAACAATAGAATATACAAAACAGCTCGATGCGTTCTATTCTTTAGTAGATTTCAAACCGTTATCATCGAATGCTATATCAATGTATAACTTTTTATTGCATATAGCATATAAGACTGACTGGGTTAATGAATTTACTGCTGCTAATACTACAATTATGAGTAAGCTCCATTTGACTCAAAAAGAATTACAAACGGCTCGAAACGAGTTAATTACTAAAAAATACATAATTTATAAAAAAGGTAGCAATCAAAATAAAGCCCCGAAATATTCAATTATTAGGCTTTATGAAGAAAAAAACAGTATTTTGGGACAAGCAGAAGTAAATGCAAAAGTATATGCAGAGGGCAATGCAGAAGTACAAGCAACAGTAAAGACCGAGGGCAACATTATTACTAAACTAAACTTATATTTTATATATATTATATATAATAAGGGCTCGCAATTCAAAAACATTGGAGAAGCGGACAAGAAGGCTATTATTACAATATTGAAAAAGTTAGAACTCTATATAGACGATCCAGTTATTTTGGAATACATGTCGGAGGAACAATTATTGGAATTAAAAATTCAATATTGGATAGTTAAAGAATTATATTTTAGTCCGTACAAGATTTGTTTAAATCAATTAACCAGGCAAAGATTTATGTTTAGGTTTTTAAAAGCAAGAATGTATGTAGAACCACAAGACACATATAAATTTTTAAATTACTGCATTAAAAGCTTTCAAGAAGATCTATATGCAAACAAAAAAGAGGTGGTAACTGATGAAAATAATAAACAGAATTAATGAGTTAATTTTGAGAGAGAAACCAGAAAAAAAAGTAAAGTATTCGGAAGGTTCAGGAATAGCGAAACATCTAACGAATACACCTAGGAAAAAATTATATGAGTATTACATATGTGACAATTGTGGCTGTGAAATAAAAGTAGAAAAGAAATGGGAAAACAATAGAGGTGGATTGTTAATGATTCCTAAAACTCTTTCGAAGAGAAACAAGATATTTTACATTGCAGTATGCTCAAAATGTTTAAATAAGGTTTTAAAAGAATTTGAAGATGAAAAATAGGAGAAACGTATGAAAACTAAAAACGAAATAGAAAAATATTTATCAACAGAGAAATACATAACAAGACAAGAATTAAGTGAACTAACAGGTCTAAGTGATAGAAAAGTTAGAAGTAAAATAAGTGAATTAAAGAAACATAGAGTTGTTTTATATAGCAGTCAGAGAAGCGGTTATAGGCTGGCAAAAGAATATAGAAGCATGTCTAAACAGCAAAGAGAAGAGGAGATAGAACAAGTCAAACACAGTTTAAATGACTGCAAATCGAGAACTACACAATTAAATAAACAAAAGAGAAAATATATTGCATATTTGAAAAAAGCAGAACAAATTGAGCTTGAAGAAGCTAATTAGGAGGATAAAATTTATGGCATTTGATTTAGATGATGATGAATTAAGAGAAACAAGAAAAATGAAAAATTTGGATAGAGAATTAACTGTTGGGGAGTATGTTAGGACAAAGGACGGAAAAATTGGAGTATTTAAAGGTTATAACAATAATAGAAAAAGTCAATGGGCATGCAAAGTAGAACTCCCAGAGATGAAATTATGGAAATATTATGAGGAAGAAAATATAGTTAAGCATAGCAAACAATTGATTGAATTAATAGAGAATAAAGACATATTAAAGCTTAAAGCTAGTGATAGTAAAGAAGTATTTTTTATAGGAGTAGATGAGGACACATCAGATGTAAAATATGAAGAAATAATAACAGATATAAGAAACGGTGAAAATGAATTGCTGGGAATATTAACAAGTCAACAGTTCGAGGCTGATTACTATAAAGCAGGAGGAAAAAATAAATGATTATATTAACAATTGTATTAGAAATTATATTAATAGTATTAGGAATAGTATTTGCTGTGTTGTCAGCAGACAGTTATGAACACGAAGGATTGATGTTTGTGTTATCGTTAGTATGTTGGATTACAGTACTTATAATGCCAATTGGGATTGGAGAATTACATGGATATATAAATTATGCTGAAAGCAATGATAAAGATAAAGCAAGAATTACAGCTGTAACACAGGAACAAGATTGGTTGAAGACATATTACAAAGTTGAGGTTGAGTACTTAACAAATACACCAACACAAAATGGAATAGTAACAAATTACAATATAGAAAAAGACACATATTACTGTTATATAACAGATAAAGAGTTAGTAGAGAAGTTGAAAAGCAATATGTACAAAGAACTATGGATAATATCTGGACGTAAAGGTGGATATGAAAATTATAAAGACTTTGGAACAAAGTTAATTAAGGATATAGAACTAATCGAGGAGGGAAAATAAAATGAGAACATTATTATTAATGAGAGGTGCTCCGGGAAGCGGAAAGTCAACATATATAGAAAGAAATAATTTAAAGAAATATACTCTTTGTGCTGATGAAATAAGATTGTTAATACAAACACCTATAATGCAAACTAATGGTAATTTTGCAATAAGTCAAAATAATGACAATAAAGTATGGGCAGTATTATTTGACATTTTAGAGGCAAGAATGCAAAGAGGAGAATTTACAGTTATAGATGCGACAAACTCTAAAACAAAAGAAATGACTAGATATAGAGATTTAGCGAAAGCATATAGATATAGGATTTATTGTGTGGATTTTACAGATTTGCCTATTGAAGTATGTAAAGAAAGAAACAAACAAAGACCAGAATATAAGCAAGTTCCAGATGAGGTAATAGATAAAATATATTCTAGATTTAGTGGACAAAAAATACCAAGAGATATAGAGATTTTAAAGCCAGATGAATTAGACAAGATATTAATAAGACCTCTAGATGTTTCTGAATACAATAAAATTCATTATATAGGAGATATTCATGGATGTTATACAGCATTAAGAGAGGCATTACCAGAAATCAAAGATGATGAATTATATGTATTTTGTGGAGATTATATTGATAGAGGAATTGAAAATGCAGAGGTTTTAAAATTCTTATGTGAAATATGTGAAAAACATAATATATGTTTATTAGAGGGAAATCATGATAGAGCGATATATGATTATGCTCATGATGTAAAGACTGGGAAGAAACAATTTGATGATGTGACCTACTATGAATTAAAAAAGGCTAATATTAGTCAAAAAGATTTGAGAGTTCTGTATAGAAAAATAAGGCAATGTGCTTATTACAAATATAATGGAAAATTATTATTTGCTTGTCATGCTGGAATAAGCAAAATGCCAGAAAATTTATTATATTTAGCAACAGAGCAAATGATAAAAGGAATAGGAACTTATGGCGAAATGAAGATGGTGTGTGATAATTGGAAAAAGTCAAATCCGGATATTATACAAATATTTGGGCATAGAAACATAGAAGATACACCTATAAAAGTAAATAGTTGTTGCTACAATTTAGAGGGTAGTGTGGAATTTGGTGGATATTTAAGAATGATAACAGTCAGCAAAGACTTACCTATTGAAGAAAAACAAATAAAGAACAATGTTGTTGCAACTGGAGAAAATACGATTAATGAAGAGGAAAAAAAGACTCTTAACATAGATACAGTTATTGAAGATATGCGAAGAAGTAACTGGGTTAAAGAAAGTAAATATGAGAACATTTCAGCTTTTAATTTTAGTGAAAGAGCATTTAAAAAAGGAATATGGGATGAAATAACAACAAAAGCAAGAGGGTTATTTATAAATACAAACACAAAAGAGATTGTTGCTAGAAGTTATGATAAATTTTTCAAAATAAATGAGGTTGAAGAAACACAAGCAATATACTTAAAATCAAAATTTGAATATCCATTAAATGTATATGTTAAATATAACGGATTTTTGGGAATATTGGGATATGATAACGAGTCTGATGAACTAATTATTGCAAGTAAAAGTTCTTTAAATGGAGAACATGTTGGATATTTTAAAGAATTATTAAAGGGAAAAGATTTAGATAAAATAAAGCAATATTTAAAAGATAATAACTCATCAATGCTTTTTGAAGTTATAGACATTGTAAATGATCCTCATATTATAAAATATGACGAGAACAAATTGGTTTTATTAGATGTAATTAACAACGATTTAAAATTTAACAAACTTGATTATGAAGAGTTACAATCTATTGCTGCTAAATTCGACTTTGAAGTTAAAGAGTTGGCTTATACACTAAATAATACACAAGAATTTTGGAATTGGTATTATATGGTACAAGAAGAAAACTATCAATACAAAGATAAATATGTTGAAGGATTTGTTATTGAAGATTGCAAAGGTTTTATGGTTAAAGTGAAATTAGACTATTATAATAACTGGAAATTCATGAGAGGAGTATTACAACAAGTAAAAAGACAAGGATATATTAGAAGAACAAGCAGTTTAACAACGAAATTACATAATGATTTTTATAATTGGTGTGTAGCTAATAGAGATATTTTGCCTCAAGATATTATAAGTGCGAGGGAGATGTTTGAGAGTGAATAGAGAAGAAAAAATAATGAAAAGAGTCCAAGAACATTATGATTATTTAGAGAAAAAAGGCTTTGAAATAGTGTTTTTAGCATTACAAGGTTCACAAAATTATGGATTAGATGTCTATGATGAAGATTATATGTCAGATGTTGATACAAAAGCAGTAATATTACCATCATTTGAAGACTTTGTTTATAATAGAGAGCCTAAGAGTAAAACCTTAGTATTAGAAAATAATGAACATATTGATGTAAAGGATATAAGAGTAATGTTTGAAACTTATAAAAAGCAAAATGTAAATTTTATAGAAACATTATTTACTGAATTTAAAATAGTAAATCCAAAATATAAAAATTTAGTACAATCATTGTTTGATAATGCCGAAGAAGTTGCACATATAGATAGAAATCAAGCAATTAGATGTATGGCAGGAATGAGCAAAGAAAAATTGAAAGCATTAAAACATCCATATCCAACAATAGTGGATAAAATTAATAAATATGGATATGATCCAAAACAATTACACCATATTTTAAGAATGAATGATTTTATAAAGAAATATGCAATATTAGAAAAGCCTTATAAAGAATGTCTAATTCCGGATAATAAGGAGTATTTGATACAAATTAAAAAGGGAGTTTTATCTGAAGATGAGGCAACACAATTAGCAATAGAAACTGATGAAGATACTTATGATGTAAAAAACTGGGCGACTGGATTTGATGATAGACCAGACATAATCAATCAAAAAGGATTAGATGTTTTAGATAAAATAAAATATGAAATCCTAAAAATGAGATTCCAAGAAGAATTAAAAATAAATTAATAGAAAGGAAAATAATTATTGGAGGTCAAGATATTGTGAGATTTCGAATAATAGTATTCCAATTCAAAAAGTAAAAAACAAGATAGAAGAGATAGGCGAAAAAATAAAATATGAAGAAAATGAAAAGGTAGTAATATATCTGAATAAACAAAAGAATATTTTACAAGAGCTGCTAGAAAGCGAGGAGTGAGTTATGAACGAGGAAGAAAAGAAAGTAGTTGAAGATTATAAAAGTAAATTAGATTTATACAAATATGAGAAAAAAATTGGCTTAGGTAGAATCAACATAGATGAAAAAATATATGAAATGGAAGTAATTATAAATGTGATTGAAAGATTGCAAAAAGAGAATGAAAAATTAAAGAAATCTAAAATAACATATGAAAGAGTTAGAGATATACAAGAAAAAAATAAAAATATAGTAGATAAGAATTATATTCCAAAGAAAAAATAGAAGAATTAAACGAAAAAGTAAATCAAGGTGGCATTATTTATAGTTTAAAGCAATATGCAAGATGTCAAAAAGATGTTTTGGAAGAATTACTAGAAAGTGAGGAAAAATAGAGATGAAGAAATTTTTAATTGTAAGTGGAATAATTTTAGGTGTAATTTTAATGTTTGTAGGAATATTTGCAGGAACAAATAATAGTGCAATTAATCTTGAAGAACAAATAAAAGAAAGTAGATCTAGTATTAATATTCAGGAGAAAAGAAGAGAAGATCTAATTTGTAATTTAGTAGATGCAGTAGAAAGCTATAATAAATACGAGCAAGAAACAATGGAAAAGATTATTGAAGCAAGAAGTAAAGCTAGTAATGGACAAGTTGAAGAAGCGGAAATATTAATTAATGCAGTTGCAGAGCAATATCCAGAATTGAAAAGCAATGAAAATTATAAAACATTAATGACAGAATTAGCAGTAACAGAAAATTTAATTGCAGAGCACAGAAATAATTACAATATTCAAATAAAACAATATAACAAGTACATAAAAGCATTTCCTAACAGTATGATTTTAAACATTATGGGATATGAGAAATTAGATAATACATATTTAGAATATAATACATCAGAAGATTCACCTAAAAACTTATTTAACAAATAAGAGGTGCTATATGGAAATTGGAGATATAACAATAACAAAAAGAGAAATATTAGTCTGTATTGCAGCAACGTTAATATTATTAGGAATTGGGTTCCAAATAATTGCAACAATTCAAAATTCCATAAATGAAAAAAATGAAAAATATTTTAAGGCATTAAAGATAAATAATGATACTGAACAATTTCAGTATGCTATAAATACAAATTTAGGACAAGTTATGGCTTATGGAAAAGTAGAAGCGGTAAATGGTGTAAAAATAGAGGACTTAGAAAATAGATATTTTTATATAAAAAAAGAAAAAGAAAAGTACACAATACATACAAGGCAAGTTGCACACACGAGAAAAGTTGGGAACACAACGCAAACATATTACACAACTGAAACATATTATACATGGGACCATGCAGGACAAGAAGAGTGGAAAACAAAAAGATTTAGATTCTTAAATGTGGAATTTGATTATGGCACAATTAATTTTAATAACACTGAGTACCTTACAACAATACAAACAGATTCAACAACTAGATATGTATATTATATTATACCTTTTGAATTTGAAGGTACATTATCTACAGATATAACCAACAACACAATAACAAACAATCAGTTTTTCTATAATAAGAAAATAGAGAAAATAATCGAAGAAAAAAAGGCAGAAATAAATACAACAAAAATAATGTTTTGGTTTTTATGGATATTTTTCATAATACTGCTAGATTTTGGTTATGTCGGTTTAGATAATAATTATTTAGAAGATTAGAGGAATGAACTTATGATATATGAATTTGAAGTACCAGGAGAAATTACTGGAAAAGCCAGACCAAGGTTAAACGCTAGAAGCGGAAAAGTATATACACCTACAAAAACGAAAAATTACGAATATTTAACAAGATTTTATTTTACACAAAAATATCAAGATTATACACCAGTTGAAGGAAGAGTAAAAATAAGCATAATTGCGTATTTTGATATTCCTAAAAGTACAAGTAAAAAGAAAGAAGCGGGAATGTTGGAAAATAAAATAAGTCCAACGAAAAAGCCGGATATAGACAACATTACAAAAGTTGTTTTAGATGCATTAAATAAGTTTGCATATAAAGACGATACGCAAATTACTGAAATAACAGTAGTAAAAAAATATGCTAGTACACCAAAAGTAAAGATTAAAATAGAAGAATACTAAAGGAGATAAAGGAAATGTTAGATTTTATTATGAGATTATTTGGATATGAAAATATAAGAAATATAAAGATTCCAAAAGAATACAAGATTCCAAATACAAAAAAATTAGTATGCAAAGCAACTTTTTTTCAAATTACAGGGCAGACTTTAGATAAAGTTGTAATAAATAACGAAAATTTATTACTTGATGGATATACAACTTATATTCTAAATAGGTGGCTAGGAAATAAATACATAAAAGTTGTGAAAATAGATACGAGTCTACAATTATATAAAACAGTATATAAAAATTATATATATAGATAAAATATGGAGGTACTAATGAACAGAGAAGATTTAAAAGGTTATAGACATACACAAGAGTGGATAAAAGGTAGAATAGAGTATATTGATCAATATAAATCAAGTATAAATAAATTGAATAGTGTTTTATCAGATATGCCAAAGGGAAGCAGAGAGATACAAGATAACGAAGCAGAAAAAATCGCAGAACTGATAGATTGTGTTAATGAATTACTTGAAAAAGTAAAAGAAGAAAATAGAAAGCAAATGCAAATTTTAGAACAATTAGATAAAGTAAAACAACCATATAGAAATATATTGGATAAGTTTTACATACAAGGAAAAAGCTTAGTAGTTATTGCTGCAGAAATGGGATACAATTATGAGCATATAAAGAAGATGAATGGAATTGCTTTAAATATTTTTGATAATATAAAATAATGCTACCAAATGCTACTGAATGCTACCATAAAAAGTGTTACAATAGTAGTGTGAAAAAAGATAAATGAGAGCTGACTAAATGTTGGCTCTTTATTTTGTTGTTATTAATGATACTAGATAATTAATATATTTTGATATTTAGGCAGTATGTTTAAATAATTCCTTCAATAAGCGTGGACGATTCTAGTTAAGTCTATAGATATATAGTAAGCAGTGATATAACATAGATTAAGCAAATTGACGAAAGTAGAGCGATTATAGCATCGAATAAAAGTCAATTAGTTCTAGATAGCAATAACCTATAATTATACCATTGCTTAGTGTATATTGAACTAATGAAAAAAGGAGTTGCTATTATATACATAGCAAAAAGGTAAATGCTATGAAAGAGAAAATTAATTGGCAAAATTGTATGAAATATAGATGCGAACAGTGTAGACACTATCAACAATGCAAAAAAGAAGAAGAAAACTATATAAATAAAACTGCTCTGCAGAAAAATAAAGTAAAGAAATAGTATGGAGGAATATATGTTAAAGGTATTAATTATTATTATACTGTTACCGATTGCATTAATTTGTTTAATTTTAACAGGTGCAATTATAGCTGGAATATTAGTCTTAATGTTTGAATCTGTGAAAAGATTAGTCGAAGCAATGAAAGAGATAATGAAATGCTAAAGACTTGCAAGTATTGTGGAATAGTACCATACAATCATATATGTCCTCATAAAGAGAAGCATAAGAAATCTATAACAGATGTAGATCGTTTTAGGTGGAGCAGAAGATGGCAAGAAAAAAGGGAAGAAATAAAACAAAGGGATTTATACTTATGTCAGATATGTATAAGAGAAATTTATGGAACAACAATAAAATATAACTCAAATAATTTATCTGTGCATCATAACATACCAATAAACGAAGATTACAACAGGCGATTAGATAATAATAATTTAATAACGTTATGTAGTATGCATCATGAAATGTGTGAGAATGGAGAGATATCAAGAAAAGAAGTTCGAGAAATAATTGATGAGCAAGAAAAGAGAGTATCCCCCCCTCCAATAACGAAAAAATAGTGGAGGCGTTTGCACACCTACCCGCATACCTTCGCTTGAAAAAAATTCCCACATCAGAAAAAGGAGATGAGACAATATGCCGACACCAACAAAACCGTTTTCTGTGTTAAAATCAGAAGGCAAAAGTCATAGAACTAAAGCCGAATTGAAGGTTCGTGAGCAAGGAGAGAAGGCACTACAAACTTCTCAAAAAATAAAACCAAAAAAAGAGGTAAAAAAGAACAAAATTGCATACAAAGAGTTCAAGAGAATTGTATCACTATTGGATAACATTGATAAGTCAGATGCCTTATACGAAAATGTAATTAATAGGTATGCAATGTTGTATGCTGAATGTTACGAATTTGAGGAAAAAAGAGAAAGGTTTTACAATGAACTCAATAAACTTGATGAAGACTATGCCTTAGATCCAGATGGAATGACAATAAAAGAATACTATGATACAGTAAGCAACATTCAAAAGAATATACTTGATTTAGATAAACAATTACAAAATAAGAGAAAGATGATGCTTGATATTGAAAAGGAAAATATAATGACAATTGCATCGCAATTACGAACTATTCCAAAGAGTGTAGAACCAGCAGAAAATCCTTTATTGAAGGTATTAAGAGGTGAATAAGCACAATGCTATTAGAAAAGGCACGACAATATGCAACAGATTGTATAAATGGTAAAGAAATAACAACTTTTGAAGTAAAAACGCAGTGTGAATGGTTTCTAGAGGACCTTGAAAAGCAAAAGAATGAAAGTTATCCATATTATTTTGATACAAAAGAAATTAAGATAATTGAAGGAATATTAAAATTACTGAATTATGCTACTGGACTAAATGATATAGTAGGAAAAAATATATTAGAAGGTTTGGAAAATTTCCAAGCTTTTTTTATTGCAAATATATTCGGTTGGAGATATAAGACAGACTCTAAAAAATACAGGTATAGGGAAGTAATTTTATTTATTGCAAGAAAAAACACAAAAACGTTTTTGGCAGCATTAATATTTATTATTCTGATGCTGACGGAAAGCGATTATAGTGAGTTCTATTCTATATGCTTAGATAGAGATCTAGCTGGAGAAGTAAAAAAAGCTATAGCACAAATTTTAAATGTAAGTCCTAATGTGGGACAATACTTTAATATTCCAAAGACTTTAAGCGGAAGATTAGAGTGCACATTGACACATAGTTTTTATCAACCACGTACTGCGGAGGCAAATAGAAATAACTCTATCAAACCATCGGCATTTATTGCAGATGAATTTGGGGCAATGAAGGATAATTCGAACGTTGGAGCAATGAAAACAGGTCAATTAAGTGTTAAGAATCCATTAATGTTTAAATTAACGACAGCCTATGCAGAAGATAAATCAATAATGTTAGATGAACTTGAATACCTAAAAAAGGTTTACAAAGGTTTGGAGATAGATGAAAGGCTATTCGCTTTATTATATTATGCTCCAGAAGAACATTTATGGGACGATATTGGACTTCGAATGGCAAACCCACTAAAAGTAGAAGAAAATTATCAAGAAATTAGAGAGAACAGAAGGAAAGCTCTTGCAAAACCAAGCGAAAGAGAAGAATATTTAACTAAAAATATGAATTTCTTCGTGCCAAGTAATAGTGGTGAAGCATATATTGAGCTTGATAAATTAAGACAATGCAAAAACATTAGAGGGGTGTTTGATTGGAAGGGCAAAGATGTATATCTTGGTTTAGATTTGGCTATGTCTAATGATAATACTTCTGTATCAATGGTTACACTAGAAGATGACGTAATATTTGCAAAAAGCTGGGCTTTTATTCCAAAAGATAGAATAGAAGAAAAGAATAAAAAAGAAAGAACAGATTATAGACGATTTATTGAAGAAGGCAGTTGCTTTGCTTGTGGAAATCAAATAATATCATACGAATATGTTGAAAATTTTATAATGAATTTAGAAAAAGAATATGGTGTACATGTTATACAGATAGGATATGACAGATTTAACTGTATTTCTACAGCAAATAAGTTGGAAACGGCTGGCTATGAATGTGTTGAAGTAAAACAGCACTCAAGCGTATTACACCAACCAACAAAATGGTTACAAGAAAGTATCTTACAGAAAAAATTTAGTTATGATGGAGACAAGCTTTATGAAATTAATTTCCAGAATGCAAGATGTACAGAGGACACGAATTTAAACAAATATGTAAATAAGAAAAAATCAAGTGGAAAAGTCGATATGGTTGTAAGTACAATTATAGCCACTTATTTATTGCAACAGTCAGCATTAAATGAGAACTTTGTAGTTCAAAGTTTTTAAGTAGGAGGTGAGAGATTGTGAAGATATTTAATTTATTCAAAATAGAAAGAATAAAAAATGCAGAAACTGAAGTACGGAGATGAGCTTCTAAAAATATTAGTATCAGATGAGACTATAGACAGAAAAATGGCTCTTGATATTCCTATAATTAATAGCTGTGTTGGGCTAATTTGTGATACCTTTGCTACAATACCATTCAAATTGTACAAAAAAACAACTAATGAAGGCAGATTAGAAACAAAAGAAATAGACGATCCTAGAACAAGAATTATTAATTATGATACAAAAGATACTCTAGACGGTTTTCAATTTAAAAAAGCAATATGCGAAGATTATTTGCTTGGAAAAGGTGGATATGCATATATAAAAAAGAGAAAAAATGACTTTATTGGTCTTAATTATGTAGAAGAAAAATATATAACAATATTTAAGAATACGGATAAAATCAATAAAAGTTTTGAAATTACTGTTGATGGAATAACTTATAAGAATTATGAATTTATTAAGCTTCTTAGAAATTCAAAAGATGGAGCTTCTGGAGAAGGTTTAATAGATAATATAAATAAATCATTGCAAACAGCATACCAAAGAATACTATTAGAAAAAGATCTGATGAAAACATGTGGAAATAAAAAAGGTTTCCTAAGAGCAATGAGACATTTAGATAAAGAAGGAATGAATACTCTTAGAAAAGAATGGAATGATTACTATGCAGGTAATTCGAGTTGCGTAATTCTAAATGATGGTATGGAATTTAAAGAAGCATCAAATACATCAGTTGAAAACCAATTAAATGAGAAAACAAAGACTTTTTCTGATGAAATGAAAGAATTATTTCACATAAAAGATGATTACAATTCGTATATTCGAGAAGCAATTATACCAATAGTAAATGCTTTTTGCACTGCACTAAATAGAGATTTTTTACTTGAAAAAGAAAAAGAGCAATATTATTTTGATGCGGATTTAAACGATTTGTTAAAAGGAAATTTAAAAGAAAGATTTGAAGCGTATAAAATAGCAATTGAAAAAGGTTTTTTATCTAGAAATGAAGTTAGATTTAAAGAAAATATGAATAGTGTTAAAGGGTTAGATGTTTATACAATAAGTTTAGGAGAGGTTATGTTAGATCCAAAAACTCAAATCATATACACACCTAATACCGATAGCACAAAAAAACTTAATGAGGGAGGTGAAGAGGATGCCAAGAAATAAATTCTATGAAATAAAAAATATAATACCAAATACAAGTGCAGATTTGTACGTATATGGAGAGATAGTAACAGATGACAAGAATTATTGGACCGATGAAAAAGACGAAAATCTTATAGGGTTACAGAGTTTCAAAAAGGAATTAGATGATTTAGGAGAAATTTCGGATTTAAATATTTATATGAATACTCCAGGAGGGGAATTGTTTGTAGCAACTACAATTTGCAGTATGTTACAAAGACTAAAAGATGCTGGAACCAAGATTCATACATATGTAGATGGACTATGTGCTAGCGCTGGAACGTTAATTCTAATGATGGGGGACGATGTAAATATTTATGAAAATTCTGTTGTAATGATACATAAACCAATTAGTGGCTGTTATGGAAATACTATAGATTTTCAAAAATGTATCGATTTATTAAACACTATTGAAAATAGTACTATGATCCCGTTATACATGAAAAAAGCAAAATTAACAGAAGATGAAATAAGAGACCTTATAAATGCAGAGACATGGATGGGAGCTAAAGAAACCGAAGAATGTTTTAATGTTAATTTAATAAATGAACAAAAACAAGTTGCTGCATGTGTATCTAATCTATTTAATAATTATAAAAATGTACCAGATACACTAAAAAATCAGTTGAATATAAGAAAGCCAAAACTAGATTATTCAAAATTTGAACAAAGATTATTTAATTTAAAGAAATAACAAAAATAACTATTTGAAATACAATAGTTATTTTTTTATTTTATAAAAATAGAAAAAAGGAAGGTAAAACTATGAACGAAAAAGAATTAATTGAAAAAAGAAACGAAATCCAAGACAAAATGGAGAAAATACTAAATAAGGCTAAAGAAGAAAAAAGAGCCATGACAGAAGATGAAATAAAAAACTTTGATGATATGGAGAAAGAAATAAAGAACATAGATGCAACAATCGAAAGAGGAGAAATTGCTAATAGAATGGCACATAAAGAAGTGATAGACAAAGGACTTACTGAGGAAGAAAGAGACATAAAGAATTTTGCAAGCTACATAAGAGCGATTGCAGGAAAGATACAAAATGAGGCTACTCAACTTACAAAAGGAGATAATGGTGCTGTTATTCCTAAAACAATAGTTCAAAAGATTATAGAAAAAGTAGAAGATATATGCCCAATATATAAATTAGCAACAAAATATCCTATTGGAGGCACAATAAGCATTCCAAAAGAAGATGAAAGTTCTGATGCAATAACAGTAGCTTATGCAACTGAATTTACAGATTTAACAAGTCATTCATCAAAGACAGGTAGCATTGAATTAACTGGATATTTATATGGTGCATTAACAAAAATATCTAAATCCTTATTAAAAAATACAGACTTCAAATTAACTGAATATGTTATAAACAAAATGTCTAAGAAAATTGCAAAATTCTTAGAGGGAGAATTATTAAACGGAACATCTGGAAAAGTTGCAGGTGTTATGGGTTCATATGATTCAACAAATATGAAGGTAATACTAGCAAAAAAATCTTCTTTAAGTGCGGATGAGTTAATAGATATTCAAGAACTTGTACCAGATGTATATGCTACAGATGGAATTTGGGTAATGCATAAAAATACAAGAAAAGCCATAAGAAAATTAAAAGATGGACAGGGTAATTACTTGTTAGAGAAAGACTCAAATGCAAGATGGGGCTATAAATTAATGGGAAATGATGTATATTGTTCAGATAATGTAAAACCAATAGGAACAGCATCAGTACCAGTAATAATGTTTGGAGATTTTTCAGGATTAGCTGTAAAAGAGTCTGAACAATCTGAAATTCAGATACTAAACGAATTATATGCAGCTCAACATGCAATAGGTGTAGTTGCTTGGGGAGAAGTAGATGCAAAGGTTGAAGATACACAAAAAATAGCTGTAGCAGTATCTGGAGCAACAGATCCAACAGCTAAATAGACTTCCTAAAAAGGAGGACAAGCAATGAAAGTAAGTGAAATTACTGTAAATGATATTACTAATTATTTGAGATTATCGGAGATTAGCGAAGAAGAGAAGAAAAATATTGAATTGTTTTTAAATATTGCTAGGAACTATATTGAAAATTATACAGGAATACCACAAAAGTCCGAAGATGAGAAGGCGGAAACGCTTGACACATATCCGGACTTTATCATTGTTGTTTATGTACTGTGTCAAGACATGTACGACAACAGAGTAATGTATGTTGATGGGAAAAACATCAATAATTCTATAAAAACTATTCTTGATATGCATACGAGGAATAATTTATGATAAATGCAGGCGATTATAATAAAAAAATATCTATATATCAAATTGAAGAGAAAGAGGATAATGACGGGTTCATTGCTAAAAAAAAGGTTATCGTTCTCGAAGCGTTTTCTAAAATAAAGACAACTAAAGGATATACTTTAATTGCAAATGGGTCTGATTTTGAAAAGGCTTATACTAATTTTACTATTAGATATTCAAAAAAAGTTGAAGAAGCATATTACAATTCAGATAGAAATGTATATGTGGAATACAAAGATAAGATCTATACTATTGAATATTTGAATAACATTGATGAAGCAAACATTGAGCTCGAAATGCAATGTAAAAGGGTTACAAAATAATGGCAAGTTTTAAAGAAGAATTACCAAATGATTTAATAAAAATGTTTCAAGAGTTAGATCAAGATAGTGAAAAAATGATGGGAGAAATGACAAGAGCAGGAGCTGAAGTCGTTTATAAAAATGTTTTAAAAAATATGCCTAAAAGTTTAAAAAATTCGGAAATTGTAAAATGCCTTAAGTTAACTAAGATATATAAAACTCAAAGCGATGATGGAATTAATACAAAAGTAGCTTTTTATGGATATTTTAAAAATAAAAGAGGAATAACGACTCCAGCACCACTTGTTGCCAATGTTTTTGAGCATGGAACATCAAAAATTCAGAAGAAACCATTTATGAGGCAATCATTTAAAAAATCAGAGATTGAATCAGGAATGAAAAAAGTACAAGAAAGATACTTGCCAAAGGAGTAAAAGATGGAAAGTGAAATCAAAAAAATTTTGAATTTAGAAAATATAGATGTTGCACATTTAAGATACAAAGGTAACAAAAAAACTTACGTTGTCTGGACGATAATTGAAGATGAACCAAGTTTTTCAAGTGATGATGAAATAACAGACAGTGAAGTAACTGTTGATATAGATATTTATAGTGATAGCAATTATTTAGAAATAATGAGATTAATAAAAACTAAAATGAAGGAAAATGACTGGACGTGGGATGGAGATAGTCAAGAATTTTATGAAGAAGATACAAAACTATATCATAGAACATGTTCATTCAAGAAAGGAAGGTATATAAATGGCTAGTATTGGTCTAAGAACAGCTAAGTATAATCCCATAGATTATACAACTAAGAAATATAAGGAATTAAAGAACTCAAAAGTACCTGTTTTAGGTAGGCTTATTGATGCAAAAATATCTGAAGATAGAAATAGTACAAAATTATATGCAGATGATATAATTGCTGAAAAAGATACGTCATTCAAGGGAGGAACTGTAACAATAACAGTTGATAATGTCACAGATGAAACGTATGCAGAAGTGAAAGGGTGTACAATTACAGAAAAAGAAGTAACCGACAATTCAGAAGATATTGCACCTGAGATTGGCTATGGTCATATAGTTACCAAAATATATAAAGGCGTTAAAAGCTACAAAGTAGAGTTTTTACCACGTATTCAAATAACAAAGATTACTGCTGATAGAAAAACAAAAGGAGAGTCAATAGAATATAATACTGTATCTATTGAAGCATCAATAATGGAATTAGAAGAAGAAATTAACGGAATGAAGATTGGGGATTGGAAGAAATCTGAAACGTTTGCAACGTTGGCTGAAGCACAGACATATCTAGATGGACTTTTAACACCATCAAAATAAAATAGGAGGTGGACTAGAGATAGTCTGCCTCTATAAATTTGGGAGAAAAAAATGATAGATATTATTAAACATATAGAATATAAGGGAGTAGTTTATCCTCTTGTATTTAATTTCAACGTGCTTGAGAAAATTCAAGAAAAGTATGAATCATACGAAAAATGGGGAGAAATGACTGACGGAAAAGAACATGAAGTAAATATTGGTGCTCTTAAGTTTGGAATTACAGAGATGATAAATGAAGGAATAGACATTGAAAATGACGATACAGAGATAAAAAGGGAATTTGTAACGCCAAAACAAGTTGGAAGAATAATTACTGGTTTAGGAATAAAAAAATTAACAGATAAGGTTCAAGAGACAGTAATTGAATCAACAAAAAATGAAGAAGTAGAAAAAAACGTGTAATCCACGAGGAAGAAGAATTTGTAATTGATTTCTCGTGGATACTGTATATCGGACATTGTTTATTAGGCTTTTCTGAAAAAGAAGTCGGAAGAATGACAATGTCAAAATTTTTAAGATTATATAAACATTATAAAATAAATTATGATTTTAGATTACAACAAACAACTTATGCAGAATTAGAAGATAAAATTAATCATCAAGGAGAAATGTTTGTAGATGAATAAAATGGAAAAGATAAAATGCCCTCAGTGTGGACAAACTCTGATTTTTATAAATTACATTGATGGGGAAATAAAATGCACAAGATGCAAAAATAAAATACGAATACAAAAAGAAAAGAGTGAAGAACACGCACATACAGAGTTAGTGAAGTAGTTACTCAATACCTTTCTTTATTAAATAGAAAAATAAAGAAGGTGGAAGAATGGCATCAAGTTTTGGTGGAGCAATAAAATTAACTGGTGAAAGTGAATATAGAAAAGCATTAAGAGATATTACATCAAATTTGAGAGAAGTTTCAAGTGAATTAAAATTAACGAACACACAGTTTGCTTCAGGAGATAAAACAGTAAAAGAAACTAAGACAGCATATACAAATATGAATAATACTGTGCAACAACAAAAAGAAAAAATCAACACTTTAAGAACAGCGTTAGCAGAAGCGGAAAAACAATATGGTTCTAACAATGAAAAAGTAAAGAATTTTAAAACTCAACTTAATAACGCTGAAAATCAGTTGATCCAGATGGAAAATGCGACCAATAAAAGTAATAAAGAATTAAAAAATATGAAATCTGGATTTGATGATGCCGGACAAGGAGCACTTAAATTTGGAGATTTACTAAAAGCTAATGTATTAGGAGATTTTATTACAAGTGGATTAAAAACAGTTGCTGGAGCAGTTAAGCAATTAGGTTCAGTATTCTTAACAGTTGGAAAAGAAGCACTAGATAGTTATGCGGATTATGAACAGCTAGTTGGCGGTGTTGAGACATTGTTTAAAGATAGCTCAGGAATAGTTGAAAATTATGCAAATAATGCATACAAAACTGCAGGATTATCAGCAAACGATTATATGGAAACTGTTACATCATTCTCCGCAAGTTTACTTCAAAGCTTAGATGGAGACACAGCAAAAGTTGCAGAAGTAAGTAATATGGCAGTAACTGATATGGCAGATAATGCAAATAAAATGGGAACTGATATGTCAAGTATACAAAATGCATATCAAGGATTTGCAAAGCAAAACTATACAATGCTTGATAACTTAAAACTTGGTTATGGTGGAACAAAATCTGAAATGGAAAGACTTCTAAGTGATGCTCAAAAAATTTCAGGAGTGAAATATGATATAAGCAATTTAAATGATGTGTATCAAGCTATTCATGTTGTACAAGGAGAACTTGGAATAACAGGGACAACGGCTAAGGAAGCTAGTACAACAATTCAAGGCTCTGTTTCTGCAATGAAATCAGCTTGGCAAAACATGCTAACTGGGATTGCAGACGATAATGCGGATTTTGATGGACTTATCAATAATTTGGTAGATAGTATTGTTACTGCGGGGGAAAATATTTTACCAAGAGTAGAAACAATAATTGATGGCGTAATTGAATTAGTAATGAGCACAACAGAAATTATAATTGACGATCTACCACAAATAATAGAAACAGGAAGAGGTATGATTTCTGGATTGCTACAAGGAATACAAGAAATGCTTCCGGAATTAGCAAGTTCGGCCTTTTTAATTATACAAGAATTAGTAACATCTTTACTAGAATCATTACCACAACTATTACAGATGGGAATAGATTTGTTGACGGAATTAATAAATGGAATTTCACAAACTCTCCCACAATTAATACCAGTTATGGTTGAAGCTGTTGCTGGAATAGCGGAGACACTAATTGATAATATAGACACAATAGTTGATGCTGGAATAAATCTTATTATTGGACTAGCAGATGGACTGATTGCGGCACTGCCAAAGCTAATAGAAAGAGCTCCCGTAATAATTGATAAATTAGTAACAAAGCTGACAGATCCAGACATGATTGGAAGGATTATTCAAGCTGCAGGAAGATTAATAAGTGAATTGGCTATTGGATTAATACAGGCAATTCCGAAGCTTCTTGCAAATATACCTCAAATTATTAATTCTATTGCTAAAGGTTTACTAAATGGAATTGCGGACTTAAGAGATGTTGGAAAAAACCTCCTTAAGGGACTGTGGGAAGGCATGTCTGGAATTAAAGATTGGCTATGGGACAAAGTTAAGGGAATGCTTAATGGATTAACAGATAAAATAAAGGGATTTTTCGGTATTCATTCGCCATCAACTTTATTTAAGAATGAAATTGGAGAAAATCTTGCTTTAGGGTTAGGAGAAGGTTTTACAGATACAATGAAAAATGTGTCAAACGATATGCAAAATTCAATTCCTACCGAATTTGATATGAATACAACGGTTATTAGAACAGATGTAACAAGTCAATTAACGTTGGAGAATATAACAGGTGCTTTCGTAACAGCTGTTAAAAACTTAAATGCACAAGTAATAATTGATAAAGATGTAGCAGGAAGATTTGTTATCACATCCGTAAATAACAAATTCGGAGAAGTTATGTTGTAAAAGGAGATGAAAGAATGAAAGTAAGAAGGTTTTTATTAGAAAATGAAAAAGGTCAACAATTCAAACTAGACAACTTATCTGAAGGTTGTTTTCTTTCATCTCCTACAAATTTAGGTTATTCTTACTCCATTGATTTTGTACAACTAGGAAGTGATTTTATTGAAAATAACAGAAAAATACAACAGAAGAATCCTAGTGGAACATTATACTTTAAGTCGTATGATAAAGTTAAAGAATTTTGCGATTTTGTTGAGAGTTCTCAAAAGTTGAAGTGGATATACATTATTCCATTTGAAGCAGGAGAAAGGACATATTATAGAGATGTAAGCCTCGTTAAATTAGATAAGACTGAAAAATCGGGGAAATGGTTAGCTTGTCCTGTAGAATTTGCTGGACTATCTTTATGGTACGAACAGAATGAAACTATATTTAATATAGAGACTTTTGATAATGAGATGCGTTATCCATTTACTATTAACAGTAGATACATAAAATACAATACTCGTTCAATTCAGGTTCAAAATAGAGGACACATAGAGGCTCCGATTCAAGTTGTAATCGATGGATTCGTTAAAAATCCTTCAATTTCGATTTGGGTTGATAAAGAAGAATTTGCAAGTATTAAAATTCCTATTGTAATAGAAGAATACGAAAAATTTTTATATTCAAGTAAAACTGGCGAAATCTATATTCAAAAACAGAAAACAGATGGAACTCTCGAGAGCCTATGGAAAAAGGATTATATAGATATAAACAAACAGAACATTATTAAATTACCTGTAGGAGCTTCGGAAATTCGATTAACAGCAGACGATGATGTCGTAAATGCTAAATTAACAATATTTCCACAATATAAGGTGGTGTAAAAATGAATGTAAAAACAACTTTTGATAAAAAAATATATGAATTAACATATAATGAGCAAAGTGGATTTTACGAAGTTGAGCTTGAAGCTCCTGAGACAGGTGGAATTTACAATGCAGAAGTTTCATTTATAGATTTAATTGATAATACAGAGACTTATGCGAAAAAAATTCAAATTTGGGCAAAAGCAAAAATTGACAATACAATACAAGGAACTTTAGTTTATTTTTTAAGTAAAACAGACTTAAGTATAAAAGATGTGCTGGAATTTGAAGATTATGAATATGTGATTGATGAAGAAACAAACAAAAATACTATATTTAATATAGTTCAAGAAGTAAATGCAGAAAATGGAGATATAGTAATCTTACAAAGAAATGGTAAGGTAGATTATATTGGTATTGTTCAAGAAATTGAGAATGAAGATGGAGCAAAAGAAAGAAAAATAACTTTAAGATATATATCAAACATATTCGATAGAAAGATAATATTGGAAAATGCGGATTTAATAACTAAGACTGGCGTTGAAGATTTTATTGCAAAAGAAATTTATGATAATTTTACTAATTCAGATGATGATCTATTGAATATCAAATGGCTAGATGTAGAAGTTAAAACACATACGAAAATAACAAAATCTGTAGATAATGATAATGGAATATTTAATTTTCATACTTTTATTAATAACTGCAGCCAGAATTATAATATTGTTTTAGATTTCTCCTATGTAAGTGGAAAAATAAAATTGACAATATATAAGCAAGAAAATGTAGTTCAATTAATAGATACAACTATTGCAGATATAAGCAATTATGTTGAAAAATTTGAAACAAATGTTATTGCAAAGGTTGTGGTAAAGACAGATACAGATATTCAAAAATGGTATTTACTGAGCGATAGAACTACAACACAAAATAAAAGTGACATTAATAGAGCGACTGGAAACATTGAAGTAGTATATACTTCAAAGGCAGAAGATGCAAGACAAACAGCATTAGATAAATTCAAATCGAATACTTACAATCATTATATTTCATTTTCAATAAATAGAAATAGTAAATTATTTGATGTTGAAAAGATGAAAATTGGTACACCGCTAAGTGTAAGAACTAATAACAACATTATATTAGATACATATATTTCAGCAATAAAAGATGATGGAAGCAACTTCATCGAAATTACTTGTGGAAATATGAGAGTTAATTTTATTGACAAAATTTTAAAGGAAAGGAATAAGTAAAAATGATAAAAGGTTTTAGATTTACAAATCAGCTTGCTAATGCTGAAGTTGATGCAAGAATACATCAAGAGATATTAAATAAAGCTGATGGAATTTTTTACGGAATGGATTTGAGCAAGACCAGCAGCACAATAACCATTTCCGAAGGACTTTGTGAAATTGCAGGTAGACCAGTAGCCGTTATTAATAATGAAACAGTAGCAATTAGTTCAGAAAATTTGTATTGTTTACTAATACTTGAAATTGACTTAACAAAGGAGTCGACTAAAGATAATTTTGAACAAGTTTCATTTAAACTATTAACATCAAGTACAAGTTATCCTGTTGTAACACAGCAGGACATTAATAGGTATGACGGAGAAAACAGTCTATATCAGTTAGAGTTTGCACGCTTTAGAAGCGGAACTTCCGGAATAACAGATTTTGTAGACTCAAGAAAGTTCTTGACTTTTAAAGGTTTATATGAGCAGACATCTAGTGAGTGTAAAAAAGTTTTAGAACAAATTAAAGAAGAGTTAAAGAATGTTGAAGATGGTAGCATTTATATTTTAAAGTCAGATGCAGAAAAAAAATTTTTACAGAAAACAGATGCTGAAAATCAATATCTGAAAAAGAGTGATGCAACATCGACATATATGACGAAAACCACAGCAAATCAGTCTTTTGTAAACAAAAGTACAATAAAAAAAGGAACTGCAGTGCCTACATCACTTAATGAAGGCGATATATATTTTCAATATTTTTAATTAGGGGGTGTAACAAATGGCAACAAGTGGAAGTGTAGACTCTGGAGGATATCAGGGAAGAGTACTAAGATTTGAATGGGGAACTAACAGCATAAGTGCGGAAAGAAACGTAAGAAACATCTGGTATAAAGTCACTGCCGTTGGAGGAAGTTCATCGAGATATTACCATCACAACGAAACAGTAGAAATTAATGGTCAGAACGTATATTCAGGAGATGACTCCCATTCTGTCACAACTGGTGATGTGTTAGCCTCTGGAAACTTGGATATTAATCAGAGTAATACCACAAGCCTTACTGTAAAAATGCATGGAGGCATATATGTTCGTTCAGATAATATCGACAAAGAACAAAGTTGGGCTTTAGATACAATACCTAGATATTTAAGTATCACCGAATTTAAAGTTAACAGTAAAGGCCTCAATGAAGTAGAAATTTATTGGAAGGTATCAGATCCTAGAAGTTCAACTCATTATTCGCTAAACGGTGGAGATTGGATTGGTTCTGCAACTTATAGTGAGAACGTAGCAAGTGATGGAAAAAGCGGAACATTTAAAATAAAAAATCTACAGCCCAATACAACATATAAGTTAAAAATAAAATGTACGAGAAGTGATAGTGGTTTATCAACTGAGAGTAATGAGATAAGTTTCACAACTTATGATATAGCAAGAATAAGTACAGCTAGCAATTTCAAACATGGAGATGGAACCTCAATACAAATTACAAATCCTGCTGCACTAACCTTAAGTCTTGAAATGAAAATAGGCAGTAATTCTATTTTAACTAAAACTGTAGTAACAGGAACAAACTCGATTTCTTTTTCAGATAACGAACTAGACAAGATTTATAAACTATATGGTAACAGTAACTCATTAACTGTTACTTTTATTGTATCTGGCGGTGGATATACAAACTCGAAAACATGTACGGTAACTTTGGCAGGCAATCAAAAGACATCTTTTCTAAAAGTTAATAATTCAATCAAGAGAGCAAAAATATTTGTTTGTGTAAATGGGCAAATTAAAAGAGCTGTAGCTTGGATCTGTCAAAATGGAAAAATAAAGAGGTGTGGTTAATGAAGATAGTTGAAACAATAGTTGAACCAAACAAGATAGAAGTAGGAACGAGATTCAAGTTAAAGGTTAAAGTTATTGAATATTTAACATATTCAGAGATTAAAAATCTAAGCACATTGCAGCTAAAAAAATACTCAACTAAACAGTTGAAAGGAGAAAGAGATGAAACAAACTGAATACGAAATACCGATTTTCACAGATAATGATAAAGCGGATCTTAATTTATATTCTTCTAAAATGGCTGAAGCGTTAAAAAAACAGCTCGATAAATTTGGAAATCCACTAATTTTTAAAGGGGCTGTTTCAACATTAACAGAATTAGAAAATTTAAAGTCAAGTTCCTCTGCGGGAGAAATCTATCGAGTTAATTCCGAATCTAAAAATTATATTTTTGATGGAACAAATTTTCAAGAATATTCAGATGATATTAATATAGATCTATTAGAATCAAAATCACATAAATATCATTTAAAAATTACATCTGCAGTTACGGCGGGAACAGAAGTAACAATACCGTGCTACTATAAGGTCGGACAAGCGGTGATTGACGTGTACTTGAATGGAGAACGATTATTGTTAAGCTCTGATGCAAGCGGAACAGATGGACATTATAGAGAAGTTGGAACAGCAAATAGCATATCTAATAAGATAAAAACAACAACAGACTGGGCTCTTGAAACGGGAGATGTATTAGATTTTGTAGTAAGGCGGTGATTATAGTGCAACCTAATTTGAGAGATATACAAAAAATGATAAATGATGCAGTTCTTTCAGTGAAAAAAGCAGAAAATCCTGTTGGACATATCAGAATGGAAACAACAAACACAAATCCAGCTACATATTTAGGATTCGGAACATGGGTATTATGGGGAGCTGGAAGAGTACCTGTTGGAGTTAATACATCAG